TACCAAGATATCACGGATTTCTTGATGCCAGATAGGAAAGTGGACAGTGGCTGAGCCGCCCCTAATGCCGTTTTGAGTACAACATCTGACAGTAGACTCAAATTTCTTAAGGAAGGGTACAACACCTGTGTGCTGAACCTCTCCACCCCTGATTTTAGAGTTAATCCCTCTGATTCTTCCAGCGTTAATACCAATCCCAGCCCTTTGTGCAACGTACTTCCCAATAGCCATATCACTGCTAAAGATACTATCGAGGGTATCATCAATATCAACCAAAACACAGCTAGCAAATTGACGTATGGGTGTTCTGACACCTGCCATAATGGGCGTTGGGATGTTGATTCGGTGCTTGCTGATTGCGTCGTAGTACTTTCGGACATAACTTAACCTAGTTTCCTGTGGATATTTTGAAAATATAGTCGCAGCGATCATCATATACATGAACTGTGGTGTTTCATAAACCTCACCACTACTTCTGTCTTGAACTAGATACTTATCACAAACCTGTCGAAGACCAGCATAAGTAAATAGAAAGTCACGACTGTGATCTATAAATGATTGTAATCTATTATACTCTTCTTCCGAATACAAGTCAAGAATCTCTGCATCATATACACCTTTCTCAACACATTTCTTGACATGATCCAATACAGTTGGCATTTCACGCATCCTACCAAACAACTGCTTTCTCAAAGCAAATAAAAGAAGCCTAGCAGCAACGAACTGGTAGTTAGGATGATCAAGGTCAATAAGATCAGAAGCACTGCGAATGAGTATTTCTTGTATTTCTGCCGTTGTAATTCCGTCATAGAATTGTATTCCTGATTGTATCTCAACTTGAGAAGCAGAAACTCCTGCTAATCCCTCACATGCTTCTTCACACATTACATGAATCTTTTCAAGATTAAGAGGTTCTACACCTCTACCATTTCTCTTCTTAACAGTTGTACCGTTACTCATATTTTTTTCCAGTTGTTAAATTTAATCTTTGCTTTTAATCCTGAATATGTATTTGATTTTAACATATCCATAACTTGATGTCCACCTAATATCATGTCATTAACATCTTTCTCCTCTATGCTTGTTGGCCAAATAACTACCTTATCTCCTCTATCAATGGTTTTGCGGATTCTGTCTGTGATTTCTCTACTGCGTGGTTCATTATCATAAACGTAAATATAATCGCTCCAACCAAGCGACCCAATATCAACATCGGCCCCACACATAGCAACAGAGTTTTCAACCAAGGACGCATCGAATGGTCCTTCGATAATATAAATGGGTTTTTCTTCATTAACTTGGTCAAGACCATAGATCTTTGGAGAATCCTCATCGATCATTATTGTAATATATTTAATAGAGTTAGGAATTAGACTTCTGCCTTGAAACCCAATCAATTTAAGATCCTTATTATACATGGGTATGATGATCCGAGGTTCATCTTTTCCAATGTAATCAAAGGTCTGTTTTTGGGTATTTGTCCACTCTTTAAACTTATCCGTGTAATAGAATTTAGTAGAATCCAACTTTCTATTATCCAGATACTGTTTAGCAATCTTAACCTCTGATGCCTTGGGTAAATCTATCTTCTTTCTAAATACTGGCTTCTTAAATTCTAACTTTGGTTCCTCTACAACAAATGATTTTCCACCACCATGACCCTCCTTAAACTTCTCAAGAGTGTACTGTTTATGTAGTGTGGAATCTAACTTCTTTAATAGATTATTCAACGACATACTAGCACCACAATTATGGCACTTGAAGTTCGCATTATTCTTTATACCATAGATATACCCTCTCGCCTTGTTCTTGTGCTTCTGGGAATCCCCACAGATAGGACAGCGAAAGTTATACAGGTCTGCCTTTACCTTCTTAAACTTTGGCAAGCGAGATGATATCAGTCCAATATACTTGGCATCAATCAAATCCATTATAAAAAATTATTAGTATTCTGTAATTATACTTGATTCTACTGCTGTAGTCAAGATTTTATTTTATGTGATGTAAAGATTCATAATTTCCAAAAGGAAGTTTAGGAAATGTATTAAATGCTATACTTAATCTAGGATTGTTTGTCGCATTAGGTGGAACAGAATGAGATGATCTACTACTAAAAACAAGTAATGTTCCAGTTTGTGCTGGAACTGCCATAATATCACTTCTAGATGGTAAATATTTTCTACCTTGTTCTATTTCTATCTGAACATCAGGAGCAATTTCTGGTAATACTGAAAAGAAATTCTTTTCTATCAATCCATCCATATGAAATATAATAGGAGTTTTATCATTACGTAGATAAAAAACTCCACTTAAGTAACTATTAGAATGATAATGCTGACGATGACCATCATTCATATTCGCAAGATTAGACCATGATTGTTGTATGTCAATAGGATTTTTAGATCCACAAACTTCAAAACTATAATGCTGAACACATTCAGAACAAAACCTTTTCAAATCAAAAAGTTCTTTATGTTCTAATATATCTAACCTTTTAGATGTAGCATTATCAGTTTTCTCTCTATATTCTAAATTCATTACATAATTATAAAGAGAATCAATATGTCCTTTATACTCATAGATATGTACAGGAGGTATTTGAAATATTGTATATCTTTGAACTTGATCGAAATCAATCATCTTTGAATATAAAAATTATTATCTTGAATCTATTATACTCGTTGTTGGTGGTGGAGTCAAGGCAGTTCCTACAATTCTTTGCCCAACTGGACTAACAATGAAACTTATTATACTTAACGCACCAAAAATTGTCCACATCTTCTTTTCCATTACTCGAAGACGATCATCTACCTTGCGAATATCTCTCTCACATCCTGCCTTAATCTCTTGAGTCGAACGATTGACTTCTCTGTGAAGCGATTCCACTTTCTCAAATAATACTGCATCAATCCTATCCTGTTTGTCTAATTTTTCATCATGGACAGCAAGCATCTGTCCCATCTTAACGGAATTATCCTGAAGAGTTTCTATTACTCTCTCCAGTCTATCCAGAACTTGTTCATTTACTCGCATTTTTTAACATCCATTGTCTACGAGCACCTCTACCACCTGACCAATATTGTTTCTTTTGTTTTTTCTTACTAACTGGAGGATCATCTCCTGCTTCCACTGTACCAGCAATATGTCCAGACCCTACATTATTAGTGGGAGCACCAGCACCAGATGCCAGTTGCTCCCTAACGAGATTTATTACTTTTTCCAGTATTATCTTTTTCATTATAAATGCTATAAAGTTCTTTTAGACATGTTAAATCAACTTGAATATCATGTATATGAGTTTTAGGATATTCAGGTAACTTCCCTAAAAACATAACAAATGTTTTCATGGCAGACCATAAATCCTTTTCTATTTTAAAGAAAAGCATAGGAGTTGTTGCTTCCCCAAAAATATTATATAGAATAATGAAATGATTTAAAAGAAGATGAGTCTTTAATTGACCAGTATTCTTATATCTTTTCAGTAATCTCTTTATATACTTAAAGTGATTAAGATCTTTATCAAAATCCTCTTTGGTCACAGCCTGTGGATTTTCATAATTCTTAATCGCAAAGAGGAGGAAATTTTCCTCCGTCAATTCATTAAAGATCATATCATATTAGAAGTTAATTAACAGTTATTATCCACCAAGTCCAGGATAAGCAGGTTCGTTACCAGTAGAAATACCAGACATAGCAACAAGAGTTTCTTTCTTAACTCTCAAATTACCATCAGTATCATAGTATGTAGTAACACCAACCCAACCTACATCAGATTCCCATGCTGTACCTGCTGCCACTGCTTCAGTAGTTGCATTGTTGGCATAAACAAAGTTAGTTCCTGATTGATCAGAACCCTCACTCCATTTAGCAGTTGTAGTAGTCCATTTAGGTAATTGACTGATAACAAATTGGGTTCCACCAATTGCAACACCACTGAGTCCCTCAGTAGAAGCAATAGTAGCAGAAACGGTACTTGCAACAGAAGCAATAACTGCATCTCCATAATATGTACCACCAGCACCAGTCACTGCTGTTGTATAACCAATTCTAATAACATCACCTTCAACGCCATAACCATCAGTACCAAAGGTAGTACCCGTACCAGTAAGAGTTTTGGTAGCGTAATTTAAAGCAACCTTCGCACCATTTTGAACTGATACGTTATCCTTGTTTCCCCAAAGTGCCATGTCTTGTATTCCGTAAAGATTTCTTTGCTAATGAATATTTATAACCATAATATCTTACACTGCTCCCAATCTCATTGCCTTTTTAATTCGAGCAACTAACTCATCATCTATGTCATTATCTGTAGACAATGCATACTCTTGCATCATCTCTACAGCAAACTCCTTCATCTGCTTTTTAAAAACCTTTTTCACCAACATAATAAGTAAAGGTTTTATTAATAGAAATAGTAAGGTCATTCGTGATTTTCGTAGTGCTTCACTGCTGCGTCGTAATAAGATCCCATATTATGGTCGGAGACCCCATCAAATCTTGTGTCGTTCTCATCTTTAAGTTTAATAACTGGATGAGTATGAACGTATCCAACAAGCCATGGAGGAGTCGCTGGAACAATATCATCACCGTGTACAAACCGTAAGTGTTCAAGGTCTTTAATCCTCCGTCTCAATCTACGACCACCTGGTCTTGGAGACCCTGCAGTAACTAATGCAATGTTCTTATTGCCAGATTCCCATAGTAGATCAGCAATCAATGTTGCTGTTGCTCCACCTAATGAGTGACCTGTAATAACTAATTTTCTTTCTGGATTTAATCCCTCATATGCAACTACTAGTTGTGCTAGTGTTCTGTTACAATTATTCTTAAATCCTCTGTGGCAATCATCTCTTCTAATTAAAAACTTAAGATTGGTTATCCAATCAGTTTTTTCATTAGTACCTTCTACTGCAAGAATAGTATGTCCTGCAACTTTTCTACTGACCAGAAAATCCTGATCGTGTGGATAGACATCTCGACAACACCTTAATGCTTCGAGAACTACCTCTTTTGGAAGAGTTCCTTTGCAAGTCATTTTACAAATATAACTAAACTATATATCAGTCTCGAATCTCGTCTGGAACTAAATCTTCGCTGCCAGAAACATATTTAGCATGAACTTTTCTTTGTAACATTCTTTTTGCCCTTGCACCAGCATCAGTTGCCTTTTGTGCTTTCTTCTCTTCTTTCTTACCAGCAACCCTCTTCATTGCAGATGCTGCTTTCTTTTTCCAATCGCTATAAGATTCTCCAATAAGTTTTGGACCACCTGCTTTCTTTTCTGCAGCAGCCTTCTCATTAGGATTAGTGTTACCTTTCGCAAGATTACGCATCTTTGCTTTCTTTTGTGCCTTCTTATGTGCAGATGTATCTATCTCAAAAGATTCTTTAACACTTTTCTTTTTCTTTGCTCTTTGACGCATTAAATCTTTAAAATCAATCTCTGCTTGTCTTACTCTTGCTCTATGCTGGTCTTTAGGATCATCACTATATGAAAGAACAGCTGCTTTATTTAATTTCTTACTATCTTTTACACTCAATCCTTCATTTACATCATCATCTCCACCTTTGTGAATATTCCTATGACGGAAATCCATTGCTTTTTTAGTTTTCTTTAATTCTTTATCTCTTTGTTGATAGTTTGCTTCTTCCTCTTGATACTTCTTATACTTCTCATCAGTACCAGGCTTATAATGTGGTTTTGCACCTTTCTTTTTCTGTGCCCACATTATCTTAAACATATCAGCAGTTTTTTCCTTCTTGGTTCTACTACCAGGAAGTCCTTTAAAATCACCACGATCTAATGCACGTTTAAATGCAGCAGCAGTTCCACCTTTCTTTACACCTTTTTCTTTATCAGGTTTAGTATGACCAAATCCTGGAGGTGCTACTTCACTAACAAGTTCACCATCCTTTCTTACCTTACTCCCTTTAGGAATAGGCATACACTTTTGTTTTTCGTTGCAGAAATACTGACCGTCAGGACATGCCATATTTAAGTACCTAACCCTTTACCTTTTCTGAAGTTATCTTCACTACCATATCGTGCTACGACATCAGTATAATTTTGAGTGGATTTAAATCCTGCCTTCTTTGCTCTAGCAGCATATGCTTTCTTATCGTCTGCTCTCCTCTTATACTTTCCAGTACCAGCATCAGACTTAGCACCTTTAACTTTCTTCCGTTGTCCTTCTGGTTTACCAATCTCCTTACGGATCTTAGTTTTAACAAAGTTAAGTGCTTTATCTTTACTACCACCCTTATCATAACCCTTCTCTTTCTTGAGACGAGTTGCTTCTTGGAAATAATTATTAAAGGTCAAGATCGAATTTTCAGTGCTCTCTTCTGTGCTTTCTTCTGAAACTTCTTCTTGACTGTCATAGGATTCCAAGTGCGGGTTTTTCATTTGCGGACCTTTCATCATGTCCTTTCTCGCCTTCTCATTATTTTTAAGGCGTTTCTTAAAGTCGGTCTCTAAGTATGTATCATCCTTTTTCTTTCCTTCTGTTACTGGATTGCAATTGCAATCATCTCCACACTTATCATGAGATTCATGAGTGTTACAATCACAATCACAATCGGATTTCTCCATCACATCCTTAAGATTAGGATTGATCTTAACTTTAGTTTTTTTCTCGTTAAGTGCTTTAAAACTAAGCATCATTCTCTTCCTTCTGATTTTTCTTCTTCTCTTCCTTCTCTCTTTTAGATGTCTTACCATCTACATCACTTTTTTCATACCACTTACCATCACCATCGTCGTCTTGCCAACGCTCTTTATCCTTTTTACTCTTCTCCAATATTTCCCGATACGCATCGGTCATGTCTGGTAGAGGTGATCTATTGGTGTCTAACATTTTATGATGAAGTCTTGTCCCTTTTATTTAGCTTGCGAATGAATTCACCTGGAGTTAATTTTCTAACATAATCGTCAAGTTGATCTGTACCAACCTCACCAGCAGGTTTCCAGTTAAAATACTTAATATCATTTACTTCTACTAAGTCTTTCAACCAAGAACGATAGATACCATCACGCTCATCAATAGAGATGACGTAATTGCTACCACGACTAACAACTTTAGAAACGATCCCTGTGTTCGTGTTCTCGACAAAACTTCCTACCTCAAATAAATTTTGATTAAAATATGCTTCACGAAGACCTTGAGGATCTAACCTAGGAGCAATCTCATACAGTTCATATGATGCTTCAGCAAAATCGTCACCAAATTCTTCTACTTGCATTGCTTGACGTAAAGTTGTATATAACTTTTCCGTACCATCTTTACCTAAACTTTTTGACATTCCCTTTTTAAAGGAATCAAAATCATCTTCTGCTGCTGCCTTACGAAGTTTAGATGCAGACATACCTTCCACACCTTCACCATCTGGATCTCTTGCTCCCGCAGAAACTACATTGATCTCATCAAATGTGTATATATCTCCGTTGTATTTCTGTGCAAGACTATTAAACTCACTAACTCTATCACCACCAACTACTAAATTTACTGAACTATATCCTTCACCATCAAGAGTAGTAAGAACATCAAAGATAGTTCTCATCTCTTCATTGTTTTGAATAGCATTAGCATGATCAGGATATGCTTGCTTCATAAATCCAATTTTAGTTCCTGCATCAAGAGGATTCTTCTTAGGATCTTCAGATCTAGACGGATATATTCTATACTCTCCTCCAGTAGACTTTGCCTGTTGAGCAACCTTGTTTAAAAGTTTCTCATGTCCAACAGTAGGTGGATTAAATCTTCCAAATGTAA